TTCCGTTCTTCCGTTGACAAATTCCATTTCCTAACTCTTTACCTTTTAAATCCTTTCCCAATTTCTTTAGCTCCTTTCAATAAATAAAGAGCTATTGCGTGATAATTAATATTACTACACAATAGCTTATATTTCAATATATCTCTATATTTCCCTGCTTTTTTCTATATATTTTTCAAATTCTTTACGCTTAACAAGTCGCTTATTTCCCACTTTTAAAACAAACGGGCAGCTAATTTCATTAAGCATATTGCTGATTCTATTAATCCCGATATTGCTATATTCAGACGCTTCTTCAACTGTCAGTGTTACTTTTCCCCATATAGGGATTGTTTTAACCATTTCATCAGTCCTTTCTATCTTGATTTTTATATCCTTAACTCTCCTTGAAATTGTTGCTTTGGATAACATGAGCCTCTGGCTAATTTGCTCTAAGCTCATATTACCCACAAGCAACTTGAAAATTCTCAATTCTTCTTCTGTAAAATTGGCATTTTTCAATATTTTTTCAAGCTCCGGCTTAGTCAGTTCCGATAACTTCATAAGCCATACTCCTTAATATTTAATTTTTATTTTTGTCTCTTCTTCTAATTGTTCAATAAGTTCTTTTGGATCTATAAGTCCTGCATTGAAATCTTCGTTGAATTTATCAATCTCATCAATAAGCCGTTCTAGTCGATTATTTCCGAATCCAAATTTATCATGTAGGACCCATAATAGAATTGTTAAGGCATTACCAAACATTTCTTTATTTTCTTTATTCTTCTGCCTGTTTAATTGAACTCTCATCATTTGTTCCTGAAATCTTCGTTGTTCCGACTTGCTCATTGTTCTTAACCTC